CAATAGTAGCAGCAATAGATCCTAAAGCTGTTAAAGATAATACTGATGCTCAACAATTTGTACCTGAAGAAGTAAGTATAACTCAACAAAAGCATGACCAACAATTACAAGTGCTGCAACAAGAGTATGAAAGTAAAATTGCTAAATTAGAAAAAGAAAAACAAGCTGATTTTGAAAAAGGTCAAAAACTTTTAGAAGAATATAATAAAGCTCAAAAAAATTTAGATAAAGAACTTCAAAAAATTTACAAAGCAATAGAAGTTAAACATTACGGAAACGATCAAAGACGAACAAGACTTTTTGGAGATAAATTAAGAACTCAAGTGAGAATACAAAGAGAAAAAGAAATGTCAGATTTAGAGGAGACTTTAAAACGTGCCTAAGCCTAAAAGAAATAATATTAAAGCTGTAGATAAAGCAGAAAAAACACCAGAAATTAAACTGGTTTTCAATAACGAATTACCAGAAGGTTTAAATCCTAACTCCGTTTTAACTCCAAAACAAATGAATATATATTTTAATTATTCAGTTAGAACTTTAGGTAATTACAGAACTTATTACTCGGAAGACCAGGAAGTCAGAGTTGGTCCTAAGTGGCAAAGAAGAGGAGTTCAGACTATTGTTTATATAGTTAAAGATGTAATTAGATGCCATGAAGGCTTACCTTGGTCAGAACCTTATCCAGCTACCTTTGCTAGTGTAAAACCTAGAAAAAAGAATAAAAAGTAGAACATCCAACACCTCTCAACACCTTCCAGCACCAATAAACTTTATTGATACTAAGAGATACAAAGCGTTACTACTTAATACCTACCTAACACTTTTAAAAACATCTTAGAGCAAAACAAGGCAATACAATACCTTAGAACTTTATCGATACCTCCAACGCATTTTAATTTCATGGCAAAATGCGTCTATGATTTTAAAGAATAAAAAAGTAATTTCAGATCCTTTAACTGAAACTGGTATACCTGATGTTTGTCAGATATTTAATTGGAACCACCACTCACCATCACAAGCAGTTTATCCTGACGGAAACTTTGCTTATAGATATTGGATAACTTCTCAAGAAGTCAGAAGACAATTTGAAGGTAACGCCAACATGCATGCTGGTGTAGCGATTGGAAATGCAATCGCATACAGATACGCTCAAAAAATTTGGAAATTAAATCCATCAACTAAAAAACTTTCTCCTTACGACCAAGCTCCTTGCGAACTGGATATAGCTATACAAAAAGTTCAAGAGGAGTTCGATCGTTACAAACCAGTTAATGATAAAGATAATTTAAAATTTCATCGGTATAAAGAAACTATACCGCAAACAGTTTCGCAGCTTGAGAAAGCATGTGAATTACTAGGTGTCAGACATAATGTGGTAGCGGAAAATGTTTTATCCTTGCATGATCCTCGCCTATTACTTCCTATCATTGGAAGATCGGACATTGAATATAATCTAAAAGATTTTTCATCGCTTGGTTCTCATATCGCCAAGCCTCCTTTCGGTCTTTTAGAAATTAAAACAAGTCACGATAGACCTTCAAAATTAAAGAAGGATGGTACCTGGAGTTGGGTTAGCTCGAAGGTACCTACTGCACCTAGTATAAATCATTTACGTCAGTTAGCGTTTTATAAAAAATGCAAACCAGATCATTTTGTAAGTTTAGTCTACGTAGTTAAAGATGATTTCAAAATCTTCGATAAAAATAATTGCGGTGATTTACAAGATGAGAACTTAGAAAATTACTACGAACAATTAGTAAAAATCTTCAAAAGAAGAGAACGGTTGATGATGCGTTATGCAGAAGAAACCGACAAAGAAAAAATCATAAAAGAACTAGTCCAAGATTTAGATCCGCAGTTTGATCATAACTTCTGCTGGTCCATTGGATCAATGTTCGTCAATGATGCAAAAAAGTTATGGAATTGCTGAGGTGTTAAACAATATGGAAAAATATAACGACAAACTAATAGACGCAATAAACGAGTACAAGAAATATGGAGGTAAAGATGATGTCAAAATTCATGGCAAATCTTACGCTTTAGTTTCAACAAGACTTGCTTATGCGAGAAGAGTTCTAGGATCTTTATTGGATCTTAAAACTACAATAATTCACCATGACGATAAAAAGGTGATTGTTCAAGTAGATGCTTATATCTCAGATATACACGTATCTACTGGATTATCTGAAGAGTATAGAAGTTTTAGTAAAATAAATAATACTTCGGCTCTTGAGAACGCTGAGACGTCAGCCTGTGGTAGAGCGCTAGCATTTCTAGGCTTTGCTTCGGATAGCGTCGCTAGTGCTGAGGAAATTTCTTTAGCAATAGAGCAGCAAGATCGTCACTTACAAACAGCTCTCCAGGAATTAGAAAAAGTCTCACATCCTGGAAATTATCAATCTTGGATAACCAAACATAAGTCTATGCTTGAGAAAACCAAGGCTGCTAATCCAATCGCTTACGGTAAATTTAAAGAGCGATTTACTGAGCTGAAATTAAACCTTGAGACTAAAGGAGTGTTAAATGGCTGAAGGTCAAGACACTAAATCATATGGAACTGCTATTGTTAATACAAACAAAGCAAGTCCTAAATCGTACGACTTAAAAGGTACGATTGAAGTTGACGGAACGAAATATCGTTTCGGCGCATATAAATCAACTGCATCAGGTAAAGGTAAATTACCCGAAGGCGCACCGTACTATTGGATGCACCGTGTAGAAAAACTGGAAATGAACTCTGAAGGTGAGAGTTTCGATCCCGCTGCACTGGAGTAAAAAATGGATACGGAAAAGTATAAGTCCATAGCAATTTCAATGCCAGTTTATTTAAAGCTAAGACAATTAGCTCAAAATAAATTTGATGCTCCAGTGAGCATGGCAAAGATTGTTGAGATGGAAATTAACAAATCTTATGACAAGACGTTTGTAGAGAAAAATGAGCATCGACCATAAGATAGAGCATATCCGTAAAGTGAAGCAAGCAGAGTATGGAGACTTTAGTCGAAATATGGAATTGATCGGCAAAAGTTGGTCAGCTCTGCTTGACCTTCCAGCACCAATCTCACCAGATAAAGTGTGTTTAATGTATGTGGCCGCAAAAGTAATCAGAGCAGCTCATTCATTTAAGGAAGATAACTATATTGATGCGCTTAACTATTTAAGAAAAGCGGAAGAATTGCAGCGACAAAAGAATGGCGAAGATAATTAATTTTCCTAACTCACCGAAGAGTGCAGCTCAAATAGAAGCTGAAGCAATGGAGTTGAATAAAATTTCAACAGAGACTTCACTTCAAGTAGCAATGAGTAGTCCTATCTGGGAATACTACGAATTAACTACTGAAGATATTGAGAGTTTAGAACAATTCGGTGAAGTTATGAACTTCACACCTGATGTTGCTGCAAGACTGATAACAAAATTAGCAAGCTTAATTAACCTTAAACCAACAGATGAACCTTGGAAATAATATGGATGAACAAATAGAACTAATAGAACAACAGAAAATAACTTACGACAGTTATTACAATTACCAAAATTTTAGCAGTGACGAACCTACTGCTAGGATCAATAGAACACCTTTTTACTTAAAGTATGAAGAAGGAGTACCAGCGTTTTATTTTAGGTACCAACATACGTTTAAAGAAATTTCTATTGAGGCGTTTCTAACCAATGCTGAGCAAAGTCGAATGTTCGATATGTCGAACTGGCAGCACCAGGTGGAAACTTATTTTAACTTAACAATCGAGGAAATAAAATGTCAAATCGAGGAACAACGGAAGATGAAAAAATCTTCAACCATCAATTAGGTAAAAATATTAAATACCTAAGAAAACAAAAAGGCTTTACGCAAGAGAGATTAGCTAGAGTTTGTGATGTACGATTTCAACAAATTCAGAAGTACGAAAAAGGCTCCAACTCTCCTCATCCTTGCGCTTTAGTAAAGCTAGCTCAATTCTTTAAGATAAGCTTGGATAAGCTATGCAGCCAAACGCTGATAGATGATGCTGAGCAATTTAAGAATAGAGTTAAAAGTCTAGAAGTAGCTACTGTG